AGTAACAGAGGTTATTAAGATATGGTGATAGTCCACGTAATAGTAATTGAGTCTGATGCACCTTTATTAACTACTGAGAATACAGTACGTGCAAGCATGTCACCACCTGAAGCAGCATCGAAAAGACCAGCTTCAGTAATAGCACCTGTACCGTCACCAGCTGCCCAAGTACACCCATATGCAATTGTATTAGTTGAAACAGTAGTGCTTGTTAAAGCATTTCTGTCAATTTCTGTCTGTAACGTGGTATCTCCAACAGCTGCTGCGTTCGTACCAGTACCTAATGCCATATGCGTCATTACTGTATTCGCATTGTTCATTCGATCTGCTACCCATTCTTTACCTGCCGTTACCACTAAATTTTTTGTTCTTTGCACTACTACGTCATTTAATGAAATAACTAGTGCACCTGTTAGTGTTAAATTATCGTTAACCATTTTTTAAAGCTCCTAATTTAATGTCATATTATTTAACGGTACTCCTGTTGCATTCAAGACCCCACCCGAAACGTGACTTAGGTTTATTGAATCCGAAACAGTCGCCACATTATCTGCTATAGTAGTGTTGTCATAATAATGGTAGACCAATGTATCTGCTAGACTCATTGTCTCAGTTAAAGTTTTAAAGTCTATATACAGATAATCTGTCAAACCAAGTGTGTCAGATAGACCTTTACCTAAGCTATAGTCATCAGTATCACTAAATGTAAAGGCATCTGTTAAATTTTTACCTGGTGTTAGTGCTATTGCATCTGAAACAGGTCCAAGAGTATCAGCCTGGTCATTACCTTTTAATAACTCAAACTGGGAATTGGATGTATTTAATGTTCTTGTATTAAGTAAATGAGTACCCAGTGGGTTAAATTCAACATCTCCTATTGCAATACTATCATTAAAGTTTCTAACGTAGTCCCAAGCTTGGGCAACTACGTCACTCATGCTATAGCTATCAGCTACAGGATGTTCATACAACAGCCCAAGAATGTCCGATATCGTAGCAACATTACCTTTAGTCCCAACATAATCTTTATCTATTAATGCCGAGTCATCTAAAGCAAAACCATCTGCTATAGCTTTATCTATTTCTCTGTAGGCCGTATCTGAAATAGTGACGCTATACGCAGGTGTTTTAGATGGGTGTAGCGCTGTAACATCCAATAATGCAAAGACATCACTTATTGCTGGTTTTGTTATTACAGCTGTATGTGCATCAGCTAAAGGAATTGTAAGATTAAATTCTCTATTCTTACTATCGTAATCCAGTACAACTTCTGCGGCTATACGAGCACTATGAACTTCAGCTTTTCCGATAGGAGCACTCATTAAAAGTCCGCCCGTACTTTAAACTTTAATCTATCAAATAGAGTCCAAATAGCTCCAGTTGTATAAGTTAATTCAATTTCACCTTCATATGTTCCAGCAGCAACCGCTAAAGTAGTTGCACCCCAGGGCATATAACATGCTCCATCTGTAAACGGAGCTACTTTAATACAAGTCATAGTATCTAAAATACTAGACCCGCCCAATGCACGGAATTTTACTCTAATAATTGGATCACTAATATCAATAGGAGCCCAGGTAGATGAATCATCTGGGTCTAAGGTAAGGCCAGCTGCAGCAGTATTAGCATCTTTTAAGGTAAGATTTACTTCTGGTTTTGTATCATTAGCTACTACTTGTATCTCATCATAGTATGCCATTGTTAACTCCTAAATATCATAAGAGGTTGTTCTCAGCGTAGGCACCCTGCGCAACTATTAAGATACGTTAGTAACACTAAAAATGTCAAACTAATTTATACAAAACCATTATCTTCTAATTTTGTATTAATTTCGATTTGATTATTTCCCCACATACCAGAATTAATAAGTTGTTTACACGATGCTTCATATCGCATGTAATACGTATTATTTTCATCCTGCATACCGCCATTAACAGCACTATGGGCTTTATATGCAGCATAATTAAGTAATGCTTCTGTATATACTTCGTTGATTTTTAAGTCTGTATATGTATTTTTAACTTTTTTAGGAGCAGCTGCATATTTTATAATAATTTGATTGCGTTTTGGAGTTTCTGCATCTGTACCTTTAATAACTGCTTTAAATGGTTCAGGCAATAGGATGGCCACATGTTTGTCAATATCTTGTACTAATTTAACTGAATCATCACTAATATGAACTTTATCGAAATCACTAGTGTAATAAGCATGGATGGGAACTAAAAAATCAGAGGGCAACGCGTATTCTTCTTTATCTACTGGTTGGTCCAGTTCATATTCTTTAATTAATAAATGAAACCGTTTATGCAACGCTAAATTAGCTAAATTTATATAATTAATAAATTTAGTTTGATTAACTACCTGGACTGCCGTAGGCGTTACAACTGGATTTGCAGACATGTCACCTACACTAGCAATAGCTAGTTTACTACATTCACCTGTTATTAAATAATCAATGTACTCAGAAATTTTCATATTTAACCTCTATACAAAATAAGAACTATCACCTATTGTTTTAGTTGGTGAATCTCCCCACATAATAGAATTATCTAATTCTTCTGAGGTATCTTCATCCTGTATGGAAACTTCACTTGGTTTCCATGCATTTAATTCAGCAAGCATGGTAATCGTATCAATTTGATCATCATGTTTACTTTTAAACCCTTTTAGAGTAGCAAGTGACAGTTCAAAGAGCAACTCTGTAAGTTCATCACTATCTTTTAATTCTTCAGGTAGCCATATTTTTTTAGATTTAAATAAGGGTATCGCATTTTGTTGAAATCGAGACATTTTATCTTTTGTAGGTCGGATACCAATAGTATTGCTATTTTTACCTTTAGACAATGTAAAATAATTATTACGAAGACCCATTTCATTTTGAATCCAACTAATAAACCCACCCTGCTGTCCAGTAGTTTCTATGCCTACTTCCTGAGGGCTGTACATTTGAACTAAACGAAATAAATTATCTATTGTTTCATTCATCAAAGCTCGTTTACAAAATCCGTCTACCCACATCCAATCTGCATTATTATTATAAGCCCATACGTTAATTACACTAAAATCAGCATGTTCTCGATCAGATGTAGCAAAATCAGTAGTTACGTAGAAATTATAAGCACCCTTATTTTGTAAAACATTATTACGTTTATACCAAATAATATCTGAATCATTTACTAGGCGCTCTTCTTCACTCGTAATACGCAACATTAGCTCTTGATTAAATGAATCTAATTTACCGGCACCTTTTGATTTAAGATATTGATTATTGACATACTCATAGCTAAATCGGTCTTCCCAGGCTCCTTTAAAATCTTCTTTTGTGCAAGGAAAACTTTCACATACAGGATAAACATTCACGTGCCAGACACCAGATTCAATAGCTTTGTATAAAGGGTCTTTAGAGTTAAACGGAGTGCCACTCCAAATAACTTTCCTTTTATTTGGATGTAACGCATAATCAATAGCCGAGTAGACTGTGTTCTCAACATTTTCAATAATCGTAGCGGACCGAGCATCTTCATCACCGAGTAGATCATCCAATACAGCAAGTTGAGGTCTCGTATTCAGTTCAACTGTTCCACGAACCCCTGTTTTAGCACCATGTCCAGTAACAACGAATTCCTTTCCCGAAGCATTTTTAAAATGCCAACGAATGTCTGTAAATCTAGAATCTTTAATATACGTCTTTAAAAATTCACTATTTTCACAGCGTCTTTCCATACGCAATCGCATCTTCTTAACGCCATTCTCGATACTATCAGAAACATATAAAGCATAATCTACATTGCCAAACCCAGGAATAGATCCATAAACAGCTATATATAAAAATAAGTATTCTGCAAATATAGTAGTCTTAGCTAAGCCACGGGCGCACATATTCGCGGTGTTCTGGGTTTTACCCGCGATTTTATCGATCATCTGATAATGAATAACCGGAGTTTTATTTTCTTCGCCTTTTTCACCATTAACTAATTTAATAAATGAAACAAATTCTAAGGCAAATTCACTAGGTACATAGGAGGGGTCATCTTCATAGTTGATATCATTTAGCCATTCATCAACTGTTTTTTTAATCAAACTCATAAGGAACATCCCTAGCTAAATAGTCAACAATACAATCATCGGTTCTATTGGTAAGTTGGTCTTCCTGCTTGCTACACCTACCTTGTTTACCACTACTGTCACCTTCCCACCACACACAATTTTCGCATGTTTCTTCAAGCAGATTTTTGCTCATCGGTAGTTTCGATGTCTATTACATCTGTTTCAACCTTAGATGCAATAATTTCACTATGCGCTATTTCTTTAGCACTAGACTGTCCATTCATAATCATTTTTAATTGTTGTTGTGCTAATGCTTTAGTTGTTGCGCGTAAATCTTCAACAACGTCATTATTATAATTAACTTCTAATTCTACTTTAGAAATAGCAGGAGCAGCTAAATTCGCAATTAACGTTTCAGCCGCCTTTTGTCTAACCATCTCAGACTTAGCTGTATGCATTAAGTCTGCCTGCACGTTAATAGCTTCCTGGTAGACATGAGCATTAAGTATATGGGTAGGTACCATAGTTTGCTCAAAAATTTTAGTGATCAACTGCGAATTAGCATAGTTTTGAGCAAAGGAAGCTATTTGCGAAGTTGAAGTACCCTTGTCTACCAAACCTTGATACCTATCCGGGAATACTTTGCTATAAGCTGTTGATGTCGTATCTCCTAATAGTTTAAGACTTACAAATTTAACTGCATTAACGTATGCAGTTAAACTAAATCTACCGCCTGCTAATACATTAGCAAAGCTTAGTGTATTGTCTCTAAATACTCTTCTTAGCTCACTATCAGGTTCAGCATTAATAATATCAACAACATTATCTGTTAAATGTTTCCTAAAACGTTTATCAGGCAATGCACCTGCTAGCATATCTTTAGTTAAACTATCACTATTTTCATTATTTAAAACCTGCGCTGCTACATCAGGTAAGTTACTTAGCTGCATGACAGACCTCATCCCATTTTTGAAGTAGAACATTGTGATTAGCGTCTGGAGAATAGCATTCATGAGGTGACATCATCCAAGTATCCTCATCGAGTTGTACTATAATTCCAGCTTCTTCCAGCTCATTCCAATATTTATTCCAAGTTCTAGAGTCTTTAATCCAATCAACAAGTTTATCTGTAAAGTCTTTCTTATTGATTTCATTATCTTTATTACACATTAATGTTAAAGGCAAGAGTAGCGCGCATGCTGTAGTACTTCCACTCCACTCCCAACTCGTCTCTAAATTAATATATTTACTCATCTACTTCTTCTTCCTCAGCTTCATCAATTTCATCGTTAATCATATCTCCTATTACATCGCCTAATGTATTAGTTAATATGCCGACACCAACATCAGTAGCTATTGTACATCCATTTAGTATTAATACAAATAACAAGTATTTCATTTTTTTGATTTGTATGGAGTAATAGGTTTCTCACGTACAGCTAGTTCTGGCCATCTTTGTGTTATTTCAGATACATATTGCCTAGATAAACCATAGACCTCAGCAACATGTGCTTTACGGTTACCTTCCCTTACCGCTTCTAGTATATGAGCATCTCGATTACTCGGCACTGTTTTCCTGGGTCGTCCTCTCATCGCTGGCACCTCTCATACCCTTAGTTGTTTGGGTATCCCACATATGTTTAACAACATAATATTGCTTATCGGTTCCATTAAACAATATATCTGGATTAAGCATATACTCTTTCTTCGTGTACTTCCTAATAAAATCTAATTGTTTTAATGTTCTTAGTCCTCGATTAAAGATATGAAGATTTCCTCCAGCCTTTTTTGAAATACTCTCCGGAGTTCCTTCAATAATATTATTTCGATTAATCTGATACATTAATTTTAATAAAACCAATCCTGCTGTATTCGGTAAATTAGCCTTAGCTACATGCAAAGCCGCATGTGAAGTTAATTGTAGTTTATTAAACATTCTGTGATACTCTATTAGTGTTTCTCATTTCCTACCTCCTTAGGATGAAGCAGGGAAAGCCCGTTCATTTACGTCTGGATGAGCGGGTTTTCTCATTTCTCTTACCTACACAAATATTACAATATTTCTTATTTGAGGTGTTTGCTCCACAGCCAGGACACGGGTGCGCCTGAAATCTTCTATTAGGTTTCTGATTCGGATCAAATTCAGGCTGAACTATCCTTAATAAATTTCCTTCCCCATCAAATATTTTAACGGGATACATTAGATCTCCTTATTTAGTAGATTCTTTCCAAATTCCCATATCTACAGTGTCATTATTAAATATTGCTGAGCCTTCATAGCTAAAAAAATACCAAGCTACAAAAATAGTAAGTCCAAGTGCTATAATCCATTTAGCCATTTAGTTACTCCTTAATATTATATTAGCAAAACACCACATTAATATACCTATTTACTGCAAATTGCAACATTAAAATCATCCTAATAGTAAATATGCGATTAAACAGGCGTTTTTAATAGCATATATGCGATTGTAGATCTTGTAACTTATTGTATCTAAACCTGTTATGGACCTCTAAGAAAGAGAAGAACAGGTCTCCGACCTTCGGACTCCTAAAGGAGCCCTCAGGCCTCGACCTTTATTTCCCCCATAACAATAAATCTGTAGTACTTATGTATATATTAATACTATATAGATGAGCTTCACTCCGCTTGGGCTACGCCCAGCTCCGTTCGCTCTTACCCCAGCCACATCTTTTATCCAACGTCCAATAATTCGTTTAATTATTTCTCTCTTATTCATAATTTTTTCCCCCTTTATAGCCCGCGTGAAAAATATTATTTCTAGGTGTAAGTGCAGTACTAACTGACAGAGTCAGGAGGTCGGGAAACTACCCCCGCCCTCAAAAAGAAAAAGGATTCTTTTACACATGAGAACCAGGCTTCGCTTATCAGGCATGTTGCCAATAACTATAGTTAAGGAGATTTAAAATGAAAGATCAAAACGATGTATCCGTAGTAGAAACTGGTGGTGAAATGCTCAACAGTATCATGCGTACTGGTATCTCCACTGGCAATACCGTCTTCAATCTCGTAGCAACGGCTGAAGATGACTCACTAACAGTACGGTTAAGTTCTGGCCTTAAGAACCAGGATAAAGTCGCTACTCTAATTTCTAATGCTGTAGACCCTGCTAAAGCTCAAGCATTCTACGACAAAATCTGCGCTGAAACGCGTCGATAGGCTCTTAGCCCTTCCCAGAACATCGGGAAGGGCTTAACCTTTTTTTCAAAAAGGTTGTACACAAGTCTAAACCAATCTAAACCAACCAAGCACACAGCGTAAGATAGTACCAAGGAAGATCACATAAGTACTTTCTTTATTAACTTCATCAAAAGAAACACCTAGCTTCGCATAGCAGGTGGTGAATGAACATCACTTAATATTAAGTGTCTTTCTGTATATCGGCTGATCTAAGACCAGAGCTAGCATATGTCGTGATTTGCTACCACTGTATGCATAGTTGAAGGTCTCACCTTCACAATTGTCTGAGAGACGGTCGCATATACAGAAAGATCCTCCATTTTAGGAGATTGAAATGGATTATGCACAACTAGTTGCTGAAGAAGCACGTTTAGTTCATCTGCTAAGTGAGCCTTACATTCTCGTTGATGAGAAAAGAGAGGCAATAGTACTTAATGAACTAAACGATGTACAAGCAAGAATCTTTGACCTGCAAGAAGATTGTGTCCGGAGTTATGGACATACTGTAGGTACTTTACTTGCTGCTTAATCGAATATGCAGGGCAGTGCGTCAGCGCTGCTCTGCATATTAATATTAATACTTATATAACGGAGGTATCTCGTGGCTACATTTAATCATTATCAAAGATCATTGGCTAATCAGAATGTGCGTAGAAGATACGCACGTTATTGTAGATCTATAACAATCATGGATATCGCTGGATCAATCATGCTATTTGGATTAGCTGGAGTGGTTGGTTGGATATGCATGGCTATATTCTAACCCAACACCTTGCTTCGCTTATTGGACGGCACGATAACCACCGTCTAACCACCTCTGTCGTAGGGTTATCACAACGCCTGAGCATGCGTGAAACTGCTCACTTAATCTTAATTAGGAGATAGAACAATGCATAAATTGTAACTCAAACGTCAGTTAAAGCGGTGAATGGTAGCTCTGCACCTAACACCTATGGCGTTGCATAAGCAAGATGCAAGCAACCTAGAATCCGATAGGTTGCCCAAGGAAAAGAGGTACCCTTTGTACGCTTAATAAGTAGTCGTTCCAGTATTATTAAGATGAACTCCTTGTGGACTAGCGGTCCAATCCGTGAAACTAAAATGGCGGTAGGCTCTTTAGCCTCTATAACTTAAAACCTAACTTCAGGAGATAATATAATGCTTTTATACGGACAGGATGGACATTTAGATGATAATTGTAAACCCGATAATAGACATTGGGAAGATAACCATGTACCTCAATGGACAACCCTTAAGAAACAGCATGCATTAAGGGGACGAATAATGAGAAAACTGTATGCTGAGCTAAATGCAGTTAAAGCTGAGAATAAGCTATTAAAACAAGAGACTAAATCGCTTAAGAAGATTCATCAGGACTTAGTCGATAGAATTAAAGACCTCATTAGGGAGAAAACCGATGACCTTACTTGAATTGATATTCATTTGGATCATTCCAATATCTTGTTTTATCTATGCAATTACCTTTGCAGTAGGAGAGGTTAGAAAGGATGAAGAAAAGATTAAGCAATATGAAGAAAGGAATGAAAACTTAAAAGAAGCATTAATAGCTTCACTAAATACAATTAGCCAATTAAGAAAGGAACTAAACGAATGTCACAAACAACATTTTGTTTAATAGTATCATCCGGTGCCCTAGCAGTAACTTGGTTTTGGTATAAAGTTTGTGATCTTATCAAACGACTAGACCGTATTGAAATTAAACTAGCAGACGATGCTTACGATTCCATTCCACTCACGGACGATGAAGGCAACATCACTCATCCAGCTCATTTAGATCCTGAGCTTCGATAAACACCTATCTAATAGACGTACTCCTTTAGGGGTACGTCTACCTTCCTTTTTCTAAAAGATGCTCTCTCGGGCTAACTGATAGTGCCACACCTTAAATCAAAATCAAAACCGTGCTTCGCATATCGGGTGCTTTTATAAGCATCTTCCCTATATCAGGGAGTGGACGGCTATCCACAGTCGTCTTTATACCTTAAAACCTTTGGAGGTTAGAATGACA